CGATACCTCCAGAGTGACGGAACCATTCACCTGGACGTCACCGATACCAGCAACACCAATCTCGCCGGGACGATCGAAGCTTACGCATTGCCTTGAGGGGGGACGTTTCCCTCCTCTCATTTAGGGTGGTTCAATGAGCCTGATTGACGAGATCCATGGGGCCCTGAGGCCGTCGTCGGAGCCCATCACCGCGACCCTCTCCGAGGTGGACGACGTGACGGCCGGGTTTGTATCTCGGTCATCGATCGCCCCAGTTACCGTACTTCTCTCCGAGTCTGTCGATTTTCAGGGGAGCATAGGATATGACATCAAGCTGGGTGAGACGTGGTATCCGTTCTGGGTGGAAGCCCAGGCGTTCTTGGTTCCAGAGGGGTGCGAAGTAAGGGTCCGCCTGTACTCTGTTTCGGTGGGGTCGGTCGTCGCCACGATATTCCAGGGCAGGGTAACGTGACGCCTTTTCGAATCCCAGGAGGTTGATTTTGTGGTCGAATACATCACATCGTCCGAGATGGACGCCTACGTTGCCGACAGGCCCGGCTCCTCAGCCTGGACCGGGGCCTCTTCTGCACTGAAGGAGGATCTTCTGAAGTACGTCTCGAAGCTCGTCGATTCTCTCCCTTTTGTGGGTAAGAAGTACGATACCGACCTATCCACCCAGCCCCTCCAGTGGCCGAGACGGATCAAGACGCGCCAGGGTTGGGTGGTCGCAGACCGAGACGCCGAGGGGGACGTCTGCATCCCACAGGCGATCAAAGATGCCGTGGCCGAGGAGATCCTGGCGAGGCTCGACACCACGAACGACAAGAGACGCGCCCTCCAGGAGGGCGGTGTAACCTACTTCAAGCTCGGCGAGCTGTGGGAAGAGTACGACGGATCTCTTCGGGGAGGCGGGATCAAGGGGACTCCTCTGAGGTCCTGGACGGCCTACAGGCTCTTGGAGCCCTACCTGGCGAAGGGGGCTAGGTCCAGGTGATCGCCGGATACCTGAACCAGGTCGCCAAATATGAGGCCTCCCCCGTCCTTTACGGATGGGCTCCGGTCCTCGCAACGCTCGACCTATCCCCCCCCTTTTCGATGGACGCGCCTTTCAAGGTCAAATTTGAGATAGATTCAGGAGCGATCGCCCTCGACGTCACTATAACGGGGACACTGGACGGCGAGCCCCAAACCGACACCCTGGAGGGGTTCGGGCCCCCGTGGGGTACCACAACGATGGTGACATCTAAACAATTCGATACTGTAACGGAAATCACGACCGACATCGGGGAAGAAGAGCTAAACTGTCGAGTTGTGGCGGCTGACCCCACCACAGAGGAGGAGCTCCCCGGCGAGTGGGTCGAGTTCCCATGCCGATGGGAGCTAAAGAGATCTACGTATCTTAAGATCGCCGGCGACGAGTATTCTCAGCAGATCATGCAGGCCGAGGGCCGGATATTCTGCCTTGAGCCCCTGGAGTTCGGCGCCAAAATTAAGCTGGTCATCGGCGGCGCGGACTCTCCAATCTATGAAGTCGTTAAAGTCGATCCGAAGACCGGCTTGGACGGTGAAGAGCTGTACCGGACCCTCCTTATCGGAGGGGTGGGGGCCTAATGGTGGATCCCGCGAAGCTCACCGAAGATCAGGCCTCCAGGCTCATCCAGCTCTATGAGAACGGCGACCGGAAGATCCAGGCCGAGATCAACCGGGTCCTCCTCAAAGGTGGCGATCCCGCCTATTACCGGGCCGTTCAACGGAACATAAGGGCAGCTCGAAACAAGCTCCTCGTCGGTGGCCGGGAGTGGTGCGACGACGCGATCCCCTACCTCTATCGCGAAGGCGTGGCCTACGCCGATGATATGGCTTTCTCGACCCACCTCTCGGCGGGCTTCGGGACCCTCCACCAGCAAGCGATTCACGTTATAGCCGAGGCGACCTATTCCAGGCTTGAGGCTGTGGACCGCACCATAGGCCGCCAGGTGGACGACCTCTTCAGAGCTCTCCAGCTCGAATACACTCAGAGCGTGGTCCTGGGGATCGATAGCGTCGATACGGCCGCCAGGAGGATGAGAGAGGACCTCGCCTCCAGGGGGGTTACCGGCTTCATCGACCGAGCCGGCCGTCGTTGGGATATGGCCAACTACTCGAAGATGGCCGTCCACAACGCGGCCATGCAGAGCTTCCGAGAGGGGACTCGGATCCGGCTCTTGGAGCATGGCTATGAGCTGGTGATCGTTTCGACGCATTCTAAGGCCTGTCCCCTGTGCGTTCCCTGGGAGGGTAGGACCCTCTCGTTAACAGGAGAGACCCGAGGATACCCAACCCTCGAAGAGGCCCGAGCCGCCGGTCTGGAGCATGTCGGATGCCGTCATGTGATGACTTTGAGCCCCCACGAAAAGGAGCGGGATAAATGGAACTGACCGGAGCCGAGGAGGTCCTCGAATATTCACGGGCCGACATGGCGAGGATAGTCTCCCAGAGGCTGAAAGAGGCCCGAGAGAAGAGAGGGACCACCGCCCTGTTGAGGGAGCGTTTTGAGCTTAAACGGGAGATTCGCGAGCTCAAAGCCACAATGGAACTCCTCCGAAAAGAGAACGAATATCTCAGGTATCGAGCTTGGTTGCATGACTTATGATTGTGGGGGATCAGCGTTTTATTTTTACAGTAATATATGGGTTGCTTATTTTAAGTTTTAAGGCCTGTCTTTTTGGCGGGGTGGGTGAAACTACCTTCTGCATATTCGACCGCCGGGCTTATCCTCCCTTGCGGCGTTGTGGATGATATGACAGGGAGGAGAATCGCCGTATCGGAGGAGACGTACAAAGCCCTTCAAGCCGAGGGGCTGGTTTGTGGTGAGAGCCCGGCGGCCGTCCTGGAAAGGCTGGTATGTGGCGGGATATCCCCGACGGCGAGGGGGATCTTAACCACTATCGGCCAACCTGTCGCGAAGGCAGAAAAGCCGAAGGTAACTAAACCCAAATTGACCGATAACCCGCAAGCCCTTCAAGCCATCCGGGACTTGTGGCGGTCTGGCGTCCGGTCCCGCGCGGCAATCGGGCGAGAAGTCGGATATCCGAAGAGCACCGTTGCCGAGCGGATCAGGGCGATGCTGGCGGCCGGGGAGCTGTTGGAGGAGGAGGGCGAGGAGTCCACAGATTGATGAGAATCTGATAAGAATTCGGGACCAATTGGTCCCATATCGCTATCTATCGGTTCAATCGAAAGATACCGCGACGCTCCGAAAGCCACAAACTGAAAGGCGGCGGAGGAAAAACTTGCAATTGACAGCAGATCAGGGGGTGGGTTCTGTGATATCGCCCCCTCCTCCGGCCGCGAACATCACAGAACCGGCGAGCGTGGCGAGCGGGAACGGCTCCGAGAATGCGACGACGACGACGATGAAAGCATAAGGAGATGAAGATAAAATCGACGAAGAAACGGATCTACGACTACATACGACGACTACGACATACGACGACCGGGAAAGCGTGTTATTTTTTGCCTACAAATCTTATTCGCCTTCGATGCTGGAGGACGGATATCCTCCTAATCCTCACCATCCCAGGGTACGGACCACCTCCGGGACCGTGGCGAGATGCTACCATATCCGGTCGTCTCGAAAGGCGGACTCCCTCCCTCCTGTGGCGGCGATCTCCGAGGGCCAGAGCTGGATGGGACGACGAGCCGGGCCACTCCTCCTATGATGTCCTTTGAGGCTCTCAAGATACCCTGTAAGGCTCTGAGAGATCGCCAAACGGCTTTTCTATCCAGTCCCCTCCCTTCTATCGTCTCCAGTACCGCGCGGGCTTCTGTGGACTTTATGGAGCTTTTCCCGGTGGTCCGGAGATGGGCGGCGAGGGCTTCGGCCCGTCGTTCGTTCAAGGTCTTGGTGTCATAGCGGAGGGGGTCAGGTCCTTCGGCGACGAAGGTGGGGCTCTTCTCGGCGAGGGCTTCAATCATCCCCTCTCCCATGCTGGCGAGATATCCGGGGCGGTCGTCGGGCTCCATCCCCTCGACCGTCCGGGCGTATTTCTCGACGTTGGCCCTCTCGTCTCTACCTCTGGCTGAGTACTGGCGGGTTATCGCTCCATAAAGACGGGTGAAGCCCTCCCTGAGAATAGCGTTCTCTTCTCTCAATACCTCGATCTCTCGGAGGAGATCGGAAACTTCATATCCTGGCTGGCTGCTATGTTTCATAGTTGAATACCTCCCCGGAGGCGGTGTTCATTGATCGGCGGGTGGTTGTGGTTGGCCTTAAACCGCCGATCACAAACTTACTCTTCTACTTCTACTCCTTCTGCTTTCATCCGGTCGATGATCGCATCTCTGCAATAGGGGGATAGACCTCTTAGGCTCCCTGTGGTCTTCAGTACATGCTCCCTCAGTTTTGCGATTACCTCCGGTTCCATGTAGATACTCATCTGTCGGTAATCAGTTTCAACCATGCTCTACGATTATGATTCTTAAGGTACTTTAACTTTATGCCGTTATCCTTAAATACCTTTAACGTTATAGTACTGTATATGGCAACCACAACCACAGACAAGGCGGCGGGGCTCCCCGACGGGCTCCACCACCGGAGAGGCGTCGAATACCTGGCGGCGGCGGCCGGGATGGAACCGGATAAGCTCGGCGCGGCGGTCGTCTTTGGCGAGGACCTGGGATTCTCGGAGGCGACGGGCTTTTTCTTGGATTCCAAGCGGCGCGGCTACTGGATGGCCACGCTTAATGAATGTAGTTGTCCGTCCTTCATGCATCGAGGCGGTCCCTGTAAGCATCAGAAGCGATTAGCCGAAGAGCTTCAGAAGAGGGCGGCGGGGCCGTCCCTTCCCGCTG